TCTACCATCAACATATTCAATAGAATCATTAAGATCGATTACCTTAGTTACTTCACCAAGTTTATCATAAACACTAATATCCATCTTTTCTATTTTAAAATGGGAAATATCGGATTCGAACCAATGACTTACTGCTTGTAAGGCAGCCACTCTACCGCTGAGTTAATCTCCCGAAGAGCGGAATACCGGATTCGAACCGGTGACATCCAACTTGGAAGGATGGCGTTCTACCACTGAACTAATTCCGCATGAGACAATTATAAACTATATAGTTTCAATTGTCAAGTATCGATGAAGGGACTTGAACCCCCACGTCTAAAGACACTGGAACCTAAACCCAGCGCGTCTACCAATTCCGCCACATCGACTTGTTCCTCTGTCTAGGAATCGAACCCAGTTTCCAAGTGCATTGTCTGCCTGTCCTTACCAATAGACTACCAGAGGTTGTGGTAGGCGTTGGAGACTTTACCTATGTCCCCACTCTTGACATTCACTCAGTCACAGAATACTAGGACTGAGGAGAGGTTTTGGCACCTACGAGCGGGGGTGATCAAGTCCCCGACCTAAATTTTAGACTTTAGGATTTAGAGGAAGAACCGAACATTTCCAGTCCTTCCGACTCCCCCGGCAAGATTCGAACTTGCGACAAATCGGTTAACAGCCGACGACTCTACCGCTGAGCTACAAGGGAATGATGGATTAAGTGTGATATACCTCATAAGGGCATAACAGTGACTTAACCTCTATCTCTTTATATAGTAACAAACTTAAACAAGTTTGTCAAGCGTCCTTTGAAAGATTCGAACTTCCGACACATAGGTTCGTAGCCTACTGCTCTATTCCACTGAGCTAAAAGGACAGGCGAAGGGTGAGAGATTTGAACTCCCATCGCAAGGTTTTGGAGACCTGCATCTTACCATTAGACCAACCCAACTGGCTGAGAAACTAGGACTCGAACCTAGATAAACTCCTTCAAAGGGAGGTGTCCTACCATTAGACGATTTCTCAATAGGAGTTCAGGGTGGGATTCGAACCCACGATGATAGAAGTTTTGCAGACTTCTGCATTCGACCACTCTGCCACCTGAACTAAGAGCCCAATGTCAGATTTGAACTGACGACCTATTGTTTACTAGACAATTGCTCTAGACCACTGAGCTAATCGGGCGGGGTGTCGTATGAGAATTGAACTCATCTGGGTGGTTCCACAAACCACTGCCTTACCACTAGGCTAACGACACAAGGCAGTGGGTAGAATTGAACTACCGACATAGAGGGTATGAATCTCTTGTTCTACCACTGAACTACACTGCCATAAAGGGGATAGTCATTCCCCTACCTTTATTCTCCTTGTTGGAATACTTGTCTCTAAAGATTGACTAGATCCTAAGACTTTCTTCCTCAGATGGACTAAGGCTCACCAGAGTGGAACCGACAAGATTTGAACTTGTGACCGCTCGGTTATCAGCCGAGTGCTCTACCACTGAGCTACGATTCCATCAAGGTAGGAGTCGATATCAACAATCTACCAGTTTCAGTTTTCGGACTGAAAAACCTATCACCAACCAACCGAAGTTTCATAACGGAGGAAGTGAATCTCCGTGACCATAAAGGTCAAGAGGGAACAATCGGATTTGAACCGATAACACCATGATCTTCAATCATGTGCTCTACCAATTGGAGCTATGTTCCCAAGTCCAGATGAAAGGATTTGAACCTCCGACTTCTCCGCCCCAAACGGAGTGCTCTACCAAACTGAGCTACACCTGGATATAGTCCTAACGGGATTTGAACCCGTGTCTTCACTGTGAAAGAGTGATGTCCTCACCACTAGACGATAGGACCAGATGGGAGGGGTATCCCACACGAAGTTACTTACGGATTACGCTTCGTAGCCTTATGAATCCTGCCATCATCCGATGGTGGTTAGAAATCCCTCCCCAATTCCAGTTATTACTACGACATTCTTCTGCAAACTGGCAACCTCTGAAGAATGCGTGGAGATTCGTACTGATGATCTCCAACGACCCATACGGGATTCGAACCCGTGATCTCCACCGTGACAGGGTGGCGTGATAAGCCTCTACACTAATGGGTCAAGGTGGGAGGAACAGGATTTGAACCTGTGAAGGCAGAGCCGTCTGATTTACAGTCAGATTCCTTTAACCACTCGGAAATCCTCCCAGATAGGTTAATTTGAGTTACGGCGCTGAGAAGCATCAGATCTCCCCCAAGAGTCCGTTTCAAAATAACCTAATGGGACATCTCGGATTCGAACCGAGGACTAACCGGTTAAAAGCCGGATACTCTACCGCTGAGTTAATGTCCCAAATAATATGGATAAATATTCAGTTGTCTATGTTCGGTGTGGTCTCTCTCGACCACTTGGCTAGAATACCACCGTTTGATCTCTGGGGGGGAGGTTGGTGGACACTTAGGAAACTGTCACAGACAATAAAAAAGGGGAGGAAACTTTTGGTTTCTCTCCCCTTCTTTTGCTTTTATGAATTAAACATCTTACATATGTCTATTCATATCCGCAAACAGGGGAGCACCCTCGATATGCCAATAACGGCAATCAAGAATGGTAAACTGTTTGGGCATTGGATAAGACATTGTTTTCGACCTAAGTGTTTTTATTTATAAGACTTTTTTCTCAAAAAGTCAAGCGTCTCAGGCTGGATTCGAACCAGCGACCGACCGCTTAGAAGGCGGTTGCTCTATTCCACTGAGCTACTGAGACATGAGACAATCATACCATCAAAAGGTTGAATTGTCAACGGAGAAAGAGGGATTCGAACCCTCGGTGAAGTTACCCCCACACAGACTTTCCAGGTCTGCACCTTAAACCGCTCGGTCATCTCTCCATATTTAGAGTATAGAGTGGGGGAGGAGTATTGTCAACCCCTCCCTCCTATTCTATTGTATCAAACTTCTACCGTGATCAGTCGGTTGGCATAGTCATGTGCATACGAAGTACGGGCACCATGATGCCCCCAACCAATCCAACTATACGCATAGTCCATGTAACGATTGATGGATTTACCAGGAGTTTTCATCCTGTCCTCAATTCGTTGCCATTGAACCTCAGTCGTTAGATAACGAAGTTGCGTATGAAGTGATGATGGTGAACCACCATACTTCTTAGCAAAATCACCCAATCCATAATATCTGTTGGCAGATGTCCATTGAATCAGTCCGTAACCGCGTCCGCAGTTACTCCAACTGGTTCTGCTACCACCTTCACAAATGTTAGGAACAAAAGTTGATTCCTGACGAATATTACCCATGATGGTAGCAAGGGCGTTTCTGTCTTTAACACCACGATCCTGGAAGTATGCCAGGGTAGCATTCTCATGTTCATTACACCCTTTACAAATAAGCCTTTTCTCTTTTGGCTTTGGTAATGCAACCTCGCGGATTGCTGTCTTCTGACCATCAACAAGATCAAATTCCTTAATAACGGAAAAGGGCGCTTGTCCTGGGACAGGAGGAGGCGGCCCTTGCATCTTGTAACTCTGGAATGGCAGTGTTGCCGTTGTGGTTGTAACCGATGCCAGAAGGGGCAGGGCTACTGTAAAGAAATTTTGCATTAACTCCGATTGAACTCTACATCCGTATAGAAAGGGGGTACACCCTTTTCTCAAAGGGCACTTTCCACGGCTCTAATTGTCACTTCACTTTCTCATAATGAGAAACCCGACACTTTTGGTATCGGGTTGTAACATAATATCACATATTTAGTTGTTTGTCAATTATTCAGGATTCTGATACCAACATTGTTTCACGAAACTCCTCATAAACCGCACAGGCATTAAGATAATCACCCATCTCTGCGAGATAATGAAGACGATCAATAATACTATCTTTAAGGTTTTCAGCTTGATCAATCATTTGATGTTCCATGAAAGTAGTCCTTCCTGTAGTAACGACCGAGTACATTGCTATTGTAGTACTTCGGTTCCCCAGTGTCAAGGGCCTCTATCAAAACATTATTTAAGAACAATTGTCTGGTTTCTTCGTAGTTACATTGTCCTTTTGTTTTATGGAGGCTAAGTATTGTTCGTGCAAATGACTCTTTCCCCCAAAGGTTAACATCGACTTTGAGCTCAGGACAGGAGCCGTAATACTTTTTCCAATCGGACTCCGACTTAGCTTTTCTAGATTTTCCTCTTGGTGTGCGGAAAGACCAGAAATACTTTCGACCAATATAACTACGACCAGTTTTATTGCAGTGAATATGATAAACAAAACCAAAATGATCTTGAATATGATCAGACTCAAAAACCTCTCCATTGTAGAGCCAAGGGTTTTCATAGCTCATAAAGCTCTTAGAATTATATGAGCCTTATTTATCCTTTGAACCCGGACAGAGTTATTATAGTCATAAAAAAGGGGGTTAGTCAACCCCCCAGAGTTATATTTTAATTGTTCTCAACGAACATTAGCACGATACCACTTCTCAAAATCTTCTCTACGCTTGTCACCTCTTGGTGGCATTGGAGTTTTTTCTCCACGAACTGGCTCATACTTTCTCTTCTCTTCCTTATCATGACCTTCTGGATTTTCACGAGCTCTTTGAGCCTCGGAGAGTTCAAGTTCCTGAGCATAAATCTCAGCAACTTCTTCCCAAGTATATTCGGAGAGATCATAACCTTCCGCAATGAGTTCGTCTACCCATGCTTCTAGATCTTCTTGACGAAGTTTCTTTCTTCTTTGCTTCTCCATTTGCTTTGGAGAAAGATTAGCACCTTTTCCACGATTAGCAGAAGGATCCCATCTTGGACCTGGTTCAAATTCTATTCCCTTCTTACCAGCAAACATCTTGATGCGTGCTCTTGTACCATCATCTGTTTTTGATGATTCATCAATTACCTTTTGAATCCACTTCTCCATCTTCTCATTGATTTCAACTTCTTCTTTTTTCATGGACTTTTTCTTTTCTCTTTCGCGTTCTTGCGCTTCAGAGTACTTATTGTGTCCATAGATTGATCTTTCTGCAGCCTTTTCTGCCTCATCACCAGCTTCCTTACCATGTTTCTTTACGATACGCTCTTTGGTTTTGTCTGCTTTATCGTGTTGTTTATTGTCATCCATTTCAAAGGCATCTCTTGCTCTAGTAGCAAATGCTTTGGTTGCAAGTTCCTTAGAGATTTCAGCAAGTTGTTCAATAGATTCACGAGTAATCTGTTTTCTTGCTGCCTTAACCTTATCTCTCAAAGGTTTTCTAACTCTTTCTCTACTATCTCTTGATTGTTGTTTAACGACAGATTCAAGATCATCTTCATCTTCGTCCTCATCATCCATATCACCAAGATGATGTCCATGTCTCATGGACATTGTACCACCTTTATCTTTTCTCTTTTCACTATCGGCTGGATGTCCGGTTTCCATTGGACCATGATCCTTTGAACCAGCCTTGTAACCAGGATGACCCTTACCACCAGTGAGTTCCATAATGATGGACTCTCTCCACTCTTCACTCATGTTTGACATCATTACGAGTGCATTCTCTTCGGTCTCTGCGTAACCTTCGTCAAGTAGATGACCTTTGACTAGATCAAAAATATCAACACCAGCAGCCAGATTTACACCCTTCTTAGCAAGATCAAAACCCGTCTTTGCGGTTGATGGTGCAGGAGCCTTAGGTGCAGGTAGAGAGGACTTCATATCCTTCATAAGAGGATTAGTGGTTGCACTAGTTCCTCTTGTGCGATCTCTTTCTGCCTTTGCAGCAGCGAGTTTAGGATTTGCTTTAGCCCACTGATCCATTGCAGATCCTGCGGGTTTTGCAGGAGCTGGAGCAGGTTTTGCAGCAGCTGTAGGTGGTTTTGCAGCAGGAGTACCAGATGATTTTGTAGGTGCTGCAGGAGTAGGGGCTCTTCTAATATCAGATGGTCCTCCTTTTCCAGTTCCCTCTTTAGGAGGAATATTTGATACTTGTGGTTTTGCAGGTTTTGCTGCAGCAACAGTACCCTTATTAATAATATCTTGTCTTGTGAGAGTGGGTCTCATTCCACCACGACCCGCATTCCTTTTTGGACCTTTATCTATCGCGGCTTGACCACCACCAGCTTTAAATAAATTATCTTGTCCTTGTTTTTCAAGATCCGCAGCAGTTACTCTACCCGCTCTTGGAGATCTATTTTTATTAAGTTGAGCTAATTTTGCATTTCCACCAGCAGCCTGAAACGCTGTCATTGGTGCTTCGTCAATCTGTTCTACTTCTTCATTAAGAACCTCAGGGGCCTCATACACTTGCGAATAGGCCTCAATGAGACCTCTGATGTCTTGTCCTTCCATTTGTATACAATAAAAAGTACTTTTATAATTCTATTTATTTATCTTCAGGTTTCCGAGAACAATCAATTCCCTCAAAAACTGGAGAACAAATTCTCATAGGTGGTGCAAGTTTCTTACAATCCTCAGAGTAACATAAAGACTCATCGTTCTTTTCTTCAAGGTATTGTGGTTTATATTTTCTATCAGACTCTGAAATGATTCTATCATATTCTTTTGTTACGTCTCTTATAGCCCTATCAACATCTCTACCAACTCTACGATTTACTTTGTTGGGATCTTGTAGTATAATCTCATTAAGAATACCCTGTGGGAGATACTTTCTTTGAAGTTCATCTAATAAGTCCCAAAGTCCATTTTCAGAAACTCCAGTGCATTGCGAAAGGCCAGTTATAAGTGTAGATACGACTACTCCAACAATAATGAGTTGTTTTTTATCTGGTTTCTTTTTACCAAATTGAAAGTTGAACTGCATGATTTGAAATCATTCTATTACTAGTTATAAGCATCAATAAATATAAAAATAGAGAAAGACTGAGGAAAATTAATGTCTAGACTCGGGATCAATACTGGTAGTAATCCTAACGATGGTCAGGGCGATCCATTGAGAGTTGCAATGGGTAAAATCAATAGTAATTTTACCGAAATTTACAATGTTATAGGGGATGGAAATAATTTAACAAGTTATGCAAGCACTGCTGGAATCTCTACACTTGCAAGAAACTTAACAGGATCTCCAAAAATTAATGTCAGTGGTATTTTAAATACTGGAATTACAACCACAGAACATTTAGAAGTAAGAAATATAACGTCAACAGGAGTTGTTACTGCAATACAATTTATTGGAGATGGATCTCAACTTACTAATGTCACTGCTCTTGTTGGAGGATTAGAAGTACTAGATGATAATGTAAGAAAAGGAGTTGCAAGAGAACTCAATTTTGGTGCAAATATTGTTTCTACTGGACCTGATGGAGTTGGAAGAGTAACTATTTCAGTTGGTTCAAGTATTACCGTATCCGGAATTGTTACTAATGCTTTATACGCAGATGTATCGGGG